ATTCTTCACATATTTTTAATTCTTCTTCTATAGAGAATAATTTTTTACTATTGGACTTTCCAGTATAATTTGATTGTCTTTTAGACACATTATTTCTTTTTAATATATCACTAATCAATGTCCTTTGGCAATTAAAATATTTTCCTAAATAATACATTGATCGTTCTTCTTCTACATATAAACGACAAATTTCTTTTTCTGTAATATCATCAAATCTTCTTATTTTTTTATTTTCTTTTCCAGTTTGAGATCTTGCAATCTTTAATCTCCAATCATCATTAAATACTTTACCAGAGTTTGTCCCCACTTTGCCAATAGAAGCTTTAGAAATATTGTTTTTCCATTCTTCAGGTAAAGTTTTACCCTTCATTTTATTATGATTGTTTTTATAAAAATTTCTTAAACTATCTGATATCTTTTTCAAGATTTCTGGAGTTCTAGGCGTAGTGTTTCCTCCAGGATCTACATTATATCCTTTGTCAGGATTTCTACTATCATATTGGTGAATAATCTGCTCTTCTGATTTATCTACATTCTCTTGACTTAAACAAGAAGCAATTACTTCAAAAATAAAATTACTTTGACCATGTTTAGAAATAGCACGAGTAATTACTTGCTGATTTCTATTGTATTTTGCATTGGATTTGTGCTGAGACCACCGCAAAGCTGGATTGTTAGTTTGCCCAATATAAATTTTATTGTTAATAATATTAGTTATCTTGTAAATATAATACATAAAACCTCATTTTTATATTGTTTTATGTATGGATTTATTTACTGATATTAAACAGATCTATTTAATAGTAAAGGATAGATCTTCATATTTATTGGATGACAGGAATTCATCTATATCTTTATAAGGTGGAGGTAGATAGAAATTAGTGATATGAGAATATTTGCCATATTTTTCGACTATTTTCTTTCTTCCTTTATCTCCAGCCTCATCGTTATCTAATAGTAGGCAAATATTGTCAGTATATCTTTTAAGTAAGGCGAACTGAGCGGCTGACATATCAGCCCCTCCTAAAGAGACAATATTTTTAAAATTAGATTGAGAGGCTTTAATAGTATCTAATTGACCTTCTACTACAAAAGCGCAGCCTTTTTCTAAGATATCTTGTTTGTGCTCATACAAGCCAAACAAATGTTTACTTTTAGCAAAATTAGTATTTTTATACTTAGAAACTTTTCTTTGTTGATCTGATAGCAAAGACCTACCTACAATAGCTACTACATTACCATATACATCTTTATATGGCATAACTAAAGGATGATCTTCAAAAAAAGAAAATTTAATTTTTCTAGGAAACAAAGAATCTTCTATTTCTCTGTAATATAGCAATGATTGTTCTACTAGAGTTTCTTCTCCTACAATAGAAATAATTGAATCTATATTTTCTAGATTAGGAAAATAGCCAAATTGAAATAATTCTTGACTTTGAGTATTTAATCTAGAATTAATATAATCTTTACAATTTTGAGCTTGATTGTAGTTATTTAGTAAATAATGACATACTTCTGCTATTTTTTGCAACATATTAAATATCTTGACTTGCTTTTTTTAATTGTTCCATTAGCATAATTTTAAAAGCTTGACTTAAATGAGAATGAATTGTTTTACAAGAAGGACAGATAATATCTTTATTCTTAATAAGAGGGCGATCTTCTGTATTACATTTTTTACATTTAACGGCAAAAGAAATATTTTTCTTAGGCTTAAATTGCTTAAATTGTTTCATTTGTGCTTTAATAAAATGCGTAATATTAACTAATTCTTTATCGCATTTAGAGCAAAACACTTTATCTGTTGATGGATCTAAATAAGGCTCCATCAAATCTCCGCAACCTCTATTAGTACAAGTCATAGAAAAAGGCATTATACTTCCTTTTGTTGTAAAACATTAATAATTGATTCTATATCATCTGGATATTCTACTTCTAAAATTACTTTTTGATTGCCTTTTTTATTGACACCATAGTTAGGAATCAAGATAACATCTTTATTTTTAGATTTAGCATTAATTTTAATTTCTTTATCTTCTAATACAGTAGGTACTACTTTTGCACATCCTTGCAATGCTTCTAATAAAGAAATTTTTAAATTTGAAATTACATCAGCACCTTCTAAAGATAATTGGGTATTGTTCTTTACCTCAATGTATAAGTGTACATCGCTAGCTTGTTCCATTCCCATAAAATTACCTACATAATTTCCCATGCCAGCTAATCTAAGGATATTACCGTTTGAAACTCCGCCAGGAATAGTAACAGTAATATTACAATGAGAATCTAAAGACCCTTCTCCTGAACAAGTTTTGCAACCTTCAACTTTAATTTTACCTGCGCACTTATCACAAGTTTGGACAAATATCATTTGTCCACGAGACATAGTTACTTGTCCTCTACCTTTACATTTTTCACATCCGTTGTGAAGTTTAACTTTACCTTGACCATCACAATCATTACATTTTGATTTTCTGTCAAAAACAATATTTTTCTTTACTCCTAAGACTGACTCTTGGAAAGAAATACTAGTTTGTAATGAAATATGTTGTGGTACTATTCTAGTACGAGCATTAAATGGATTAAAGCCTTCAAATCCAGAAAAGAAAGATTCTTGTTCTGGCTCATCACCTTCTTTGATACGAGCGTATGCTTCATTAATTTTTTTAAATTTAGCATCTGCATCAGGTTCTTTATTGACATCAGGATGATATTTTCTAGTTAATTCTTTGTAGCGTTTTTTAACTTCTTCTTCAGTTGCATTACTATCTAAATTAAGTGTACTATATGCCTCTTTTAGATTCATTTTTTCTTACCTTTAATTTTGTTACTTAACAATAAAGAATAATACAAAGCGACAGCAATACTGTCAGCCATGTCATAATTTTCAGATTTTAAATTATTTTTCTTGTTCTTTTGGTAAGGGAATGTAATTTTTAAATGTTTAGCTACAAGGTCCGGCATATCTTCTTTTTTTGGTAGAATTTTATTTAATTTCAAACCATGACGAATAGTCATAACATTAAAATATTCTGGTTCTTTTTTTAAGAAATCATAAGACAATAACCCAATCATTCTATTAAAAGAAGTAAGAGTAATAATTGTTTTGGCAGTAGAAGCTCCTGACATAAACTGAATAATATCTTCAATAGCAATGTGATCTGGCTTTATTTCTTGTATTATTTTTTTTATCTTATCTCTTGTATCAGCAATTTTATAAATAATAGATCCTTTTTTAATAGGCTTAAGATAATCACAAGATATAAATTTTAGCTCTTGATTAGGTAAAATCTCGATAACAGAATATCCAATACAAGAAGAAGAGATGTCGAATCCTAAAACTTTAGTCATATTAAGACTAAATATATCATATAAAACAAAAGAGCCAAGCATTAACTTGGCTCTTTTTAAAAGAAGTTTAAACTAAACTATTTTCATGCGTCATAAGATGGAAACGCATCATCATCGTCATCCATGCGCACCATAGGAGTGCGTGTTTCTGGCTTCTTAGATGCACTATTTGTAGGTGCAGATGTTTCTGCGCCTCCACTAATCTTTTCCATACGCTTTTGAACTTGATCAGGAGTAGGGGGAGTTACCCTTCGCTTTAGATCATCCATATCAATATTATCTTTGATTTGTTGATCTGAAGCTGACAATGGTTCCTTAGAAATAGGCTGTACTGAATAATATCCAGTAGCTCCCCCATTCTTGTCTACCACAATATCAATATCGTATTTGGTTGGATCGCCCCAACGTGCAGTGTTGCGAGCTAGTTTTCGAATCTGACTAAATACTGCAAAAGATACATCTAGAATCTTGAAAGTACCAGTCTTGCGACTAATTACTCCAAGTAACCAACGAGGCTTAGCTTTATCACCAGCTGAACATAAAGGACAGCTTCCATGAATGGCTGAGCACAATACTTTTTGACCAAAGTCTTTTGGATTGCTTGGATCTTTCTTGTATTTATGTACTAAATATTGAAATGGTTGAGTAACAAGCCTCATTTCATTTGAACCCTCATCAAGACGAAGGAACAAATCTTTTGCATTTGACTTTTTTTCTCCTCCTGAAAAGACATCATCTTCCCAAGATACTTCACCGAATGTATTCATATTTTATTCTCCTGACTGTTATTTTTCTATTGTACACTAACGGTACTTTTTATCTATTTAACAATAATCGGACTATTATAATCTAATTATTCATCGTGAAAACTGAACATAACGAGTTCGAGCATGATCAGTAGTGCGACCAAAAATTGCACGTACTTTTCGTGTACGAAGGCGATTTAGTACTCGATTTAATACTACTCGTAGTGCGCTAGGTGAACCAGGAAGCATCTTGCGATGGCTTCGATCAGTTACTTTACGAATTGCTACACCAAGCTGTGTCATAGTACCTGTCCATGACTCGCGGCTTGACACTACGGTTAGTACGCCATTAACAACTAGATCGTTTACGTTTGTTTCTGTATTTGATGCCATTTTATCACCTTTTTCTTTCATTTGACTAATGTTTGTAACTTGTTTGCATTGAAAACTAGGCTCCTAACACTATGAACTCGGTGCCAGGGGAACCACATGTCTAGTATAAGTTCTTTGGGGGTCTGCGTCAACAGGTCGGAAAATGTTTTTATTATCTCATCCTCGGGTAGTTCTGTAAAAAATCCTTTTGTAGAAATAAAACCGTTCTGTGAGTCGGGCTTGTCAATTGCAATAAATTTTTGAAATGTGGTTTTGTTAGTTGATAAATATATTAAATATATAGGCTTTTTATTAACGGCGGCTACTGTAGGTAGTCCTGCTATTGCCCCAACTGTATAATCTTTATCTGTCATGATTTAGCCTTTCTTTTTTTCTTAGAATCTTCATCGTCTTCTGATTTATTTTTTAAAGTCTCTTGCTCTTTTCGTTTAGTTTCCCATTTCACATCACGAGCTTCAGCAATTTTTTGAACTAATTCTTCAGCCAACAAAGAATCATCTTTAATAGCCTCACAGAATTTACCAAACCCAACCCATTTACGATCTCCATATTCATGTGTTACTGAAGTAGGTTTTTGGACCACATTATAGTCTAGAGACAATTGAGCAATTTCTTCATGATGATCAATGACACCAATTCCAAAGTCTACTTTGAACTCACATTTCCGTGGCCAGCTTGAAAATTTTGATTTTTCTGTGGTTGCTCTTATAGTGTGACCAATTTTATTATCTTTTTCATCTAAAATCATAGCATCTTTTCTCATTACTGCTTCAAAATATAAATTGGCTGAAAGAAAATGAGCATAAGTATTACCACCAGAGAAAGTATGATCAGCGCCATATGGATCCATATTATCTCTTTTATGATTGATGACTAAAAATGGAACGTTGGCTTTATTTACTTCTAGAGCGAGCTTCT